GAATGAATTCATTAAACGATTCCCTGCTGCTAGATCATTTATATGGTTCCCTAAGACTACTGCTAATGTTATAGATACCTTTGGTAAATGGAGTCCTGCAGGTGTGTTATCTGCTGATTATCAGAAAATGTGGGGACCATTAGGTAGAAAGAAATTCACTATAGAGGATATCGACGAGATCAAAGAAATAATGATTTCTAAAGGTAAACCGATAGATGAATTTATTATGGAAAACTTCGAAACTCTTAGATATGAAGTTAAAGGTAAAGCTGCTATAGGAAGTTTAATGGTTACTATGGCTGGTATGGCTATGGTTAATGATAGATGTACTGGTACTGGACATTATAATAAAGCTGTTCAAAGACAGCGCATTAGAAGTGGTTGGAAACCTAAATCATGTAAAGTACCCGGAACTGATAAACAAGTTAGTTATGAATGGATGGGTCCAATAGGTGATTGGTTATCTTTAACAATTGATGTTGTAGATAACTTTGATAGTCTAACTAGTGGTATGCAAGAAGATTTATTTAATAAATTAACTTTTGTACTAGGCTCAGCTGTTACTAATAGATCAGTTCTATCTCAACTAGAACCTATGTTTGATGTCTTACAAGGCAATGGTGCTGCTGCTTCTAGGTGGTCAACTTCATTCGGTAATAACTTTGCACCTTTAGGTAGTTTAAGGAATGAATTTGGTAAATTATTATACCCTCAACTACGTCAAATCCGAGCTGATTTAGATGAAAACTTAAGAAATAGAAATGCTTGGTTAGATGCTTTTGACCCTGAACGTGCTTTACCTTCTGTAGTAGATCCTATTGATGGACAAGAAATTGGTAAAGAAGATAATTGGTTCTTAAGGGGTTGGAATAGAGGACCGATGAAAGTAACCTCACGACCTTCTAAAGAAAGACAATTCTTAATTGATATTGAGTTTAATAGTTCACCTATGATGAGAGTAAGTCAACGTGGTGTTACTTTAAAGAATAATGAGATTACAGCTATCAATACCAAAATGGGTGAACAAGGATACTATAAGGATCAAATCAAAGAAATAATGAGTGATGCTAATAGACTTTCTTACACAGCTCATGATGGTACAGTATATAAAGGATTTAAAAATATCATACAAGCTCAACGTAGAGGTTTAGTATCTTCTGAAATTTTAGATATTGGTAAATATGCTCGTATTTTCCAACGTTTAAATGCAGCTTATTCAAACGCTAAAGTATTAGCAGAGAATAATTTAGATGAACCAATGAGATCTCTACTAAGGCAGCGTGAATATGATAAACAAAATGCTGAGTATAACCAACAAACTGGAGACTTAAATCAATTATATCAAGATTCTGGTTTAACTGAAACACTAAACATTGCTAAATAATGGCTTACATAACGGAGGTTACTCATACTCAAACAACAACAGGTAATAGGGATTTCTCTGTTACCTTCCCTTTTATGAGTACAACTGATTTAAGGGTTCAATTAGCAGGGGTTACAAAATCTCTAACATCTGACTATACAATCGTTCAATCAGGAGCATCCACCGTTGTTAATTTTAACACAGCTCCTGCTGATAATGCTACTATTCGTATCTTTAGAGATACAGACATAGATGCTATAAATTCTACATATGCAGCTGGTAGTTCTATTAGAGCTTCAGATCTAAATGAAAATAATACTCAGTTACTCTATGCTGCACAAGAGTTCGGTACATTAAAAGAGGATAACTCTGTAGCTTTCTCTCTAGGAGATAAAGGAGATATACAGATTAATAGTTCATCTGATTGGGTCATTCAGAACAATACTATTGAACAAGCTAATATGGCTGACGATAGTATTGGAAATAATGAGATAATTGATGAAAGTATAACTGGAGGTAAGCTAGCAAGTCTAGCAATATCAACTGCACAACTAGCAGCTACAGCTGTTACTACAGCTAAGATAGCTAATGATGCTGTGACAATTGATAAGCTAGCAGACAATGCTGTTGGTACATCACAGATAGCTAACGATGCTGTAGACCCTACTAAGATTAACCAGACAACACAAGCAGGATATGGTTTTGTACCTGCTGGTACGATTATATGGTACGGAGGTTCTTCAGCTCCTGTAGGTTATTTAAAGTGTAATGGGGATAGTATACCTAATGGTAGTGGTACAGTACAAGGAGTTAGCTCAGACTTTGCTGTATTATATGCTGTAGTAGGTGCTAATGTACCTGATTTACGTGGTGAATTTATTAGAGCTTTAGATGATGGTAGAAATGTAGATCAAAATAGAGGTATAAGAACAGCTCAAACTCATCTTTCAGAAAGTCATAATCATGTAGCTACTACTGGTACAGATGGTAGTCATACTCATGCTGTTACAGAATCAACCGATACCCATGATCATACTCTAACTCTTACTTGGCCAAATTATGATAATGATACCAATTGGCTTGAGCCAGCTGGTGGTAACTACCAATCTCAGAGCATAGGTACTGACAATACAAAAGTAAGTGATTACTCACATACCCATAGTGTAACTGTAACTGCAACTAATAGTACACATACACATAATATAGCAGTTCAAAACCAGTCAGGTGGAGGAACAGAAACTAGACCAAGAAACGTGGCTCTTTTAGCCTGTATTAAATATTAATTATGGCTCATACACATAAACAAACTGAAATTTATCACACCGCGAACGGCAGTACCACCAGCTTTTCGTATCCATTTGAATATTACCAGAAATCAGACGTTCATGTAACAGTGAATGGTACTGCAAAAACTCAAGGAACACATTATGATGTAACTGGTACGAATGTAGTTTTTAAAACTTCACCCACTAACTACACACCAGCTAATACTGAAGTCATACGAGTATATAGAGATACTGATGTAAACACATCCAAAGCCACCTTTGCTGCAGGATCTTCTATTAGAGCAACAGACTTAAATAATAATGAAACACAATTACTCTTCTCAGTACAAGAGGGAGTAGATCAAGAAATAGTAACAGCAGATATAAGAGATGGTCAAATTACATCAGATAAGATTAAAGATGGGGCTGTAACTGCTGATCAGATTGGAGCTAATGCTTTAACCTATGCTAAGATACAGAATGTATCAGCTACAAATAGAGTATTAGGTAGAGATACATCTGGTGCTGGTATTATAGAAGAGATTACACCAGCTAATCTTCGCACTATGATTAATGTCGAAGATGGGTCTACAGGTGATCAGACAAATGATGAAATAAGACAAGCTGTAGGTAATGCATCAGATTCAAACATCTTTACTGATGCTGATCATACTAAATTAGATGGTATAGCAGCAGGAGCTGAAGTTAATGTTCAAGCTGATTGGAACTCAAGTTCAGGTGATAATCAGATATTAAATAAACCTACAATACCAACACTAATTGATGAAGATAATTTTTCTTCAGATTCAGCAACTGCAGCTCCTTCACAACAATCGACTAAAGCTTATATTACAGCTACATCACAACCATTAGATGGAGAGTTAACTGAACTTGCTACAATGGATTCTGGTACAGCTTCTGCTTTAGCTGATTTAACAACAGCAGAAGTTCAAATATTAGATGGAGCTACTGTAACAACAGCAGAATTAAATATATTAGATGGGGTTACTTCCACAACTGCAGAACTTAATTATGTAGATGGAGTTACTTCAAATGTACAGACTCAATTAGATGCAAAACAACCACTCGACGGGGATCTCACAACGCTTGCTGGTATGCAGTCAGGTACTGCATCTATCCTTGCAAGTGGTACAGCTCTTACCTCTACTACTGCTGAGCTTAACCTGCTGGATGGCAAGAGCGTCGTCACGTCAGTTAGCGGTAGTTCTACTGATGTTCAGTTACCGACTGCAAAAGCCGTTAACGATCAAATAGTAGCTACTCTACAAGATGTAGGTGGTTTTTATCCAATAGATGATGAACTTAAATTCCCCAACACTAACCCTGATCCTAATGATGACGCTGGTACTATTGTTTCCATTGCAGACGCTGGCGGCATTGTTGTTAATGGTTCAGGTGTCAGTACAACTGGTAGAACGCTTGGCGGAACTACTGTCACCATCAACGGTATCGACTCTACCCTTAATAATACAAATATAGCAGCTGGTAAAGGTATGCTAGTACAAACTACTAGTACCTTAAATACCTATACTTATCACAGGCTCGTAGTAGATGAAGCTGGTGTAGCTAGTGCTCAAACACTTGTAACTGATTTCAATCAGAGATACCAAGTAGCTGGAAGTGCACCAAGTAATCAACCTGATGGAACTGCATTAGCAGAAGGTGATCTTTGGTTTGATACAGCTGCAAATACTATGAAGGTGTATGATGGATCTTCGTATAGTGTAGTTACATCCGTTGGAGATTATAAACTACTTACTATTCTAGATACTGATGGTTCTGTTTTTGATGGAGCTAATCAATCATTTAATCTAAAAGATGGTAGTAATGCAGCTAATGTTACTTCAGCTGGGCAATTAATAATTAGTGTTAATGGTGTTATACAGAAACCTAATGCTGGAACAAGTGCTCCTACTGAAGGTTTTGCACTTGTAGATGCGGATACAATCATATTTAGTAATGCTCCCGGAGCTGGTGCTGCTGTATTTGTAACCCTTATTGGTTCAGCTACAGGAGTTAATGTACCTGCTGATAACTCTGTATCTACAGCTAAGATACAAAACCTTGCAGTTGCAACTGGTAATATAGCAGATCAAGCTGTTGCTCTTACTAAGTTACCTCATGGTGACGGTACTAGTAATGGTAAGTTCTTAAGATCTAATAATGGTGCTGATCCTACATGGGAAACAGTATCAACTACACCTGAAGGTACAGCAATCCTATCCACTGGTGAATCAGGTGGTACTAAGTTCCTAAGAGAAGATGGAGATGGTACTTGCTCTTGGCAAGCAGTTCCAGCTGGTGTAACTCAAGAGAATGTAGAAGATTGGGTTGGAGGCATGGTAACTGGCAATACTGAAACAGGTATTACAGTGACATATGAAGATTCAGATGGCACACTAGATTTCGTAGTAGGTACATTAAACCAAGATACAACTGGTACTGCAGCTATAGCAACAACAGTTACCGTGGCAGATGAATCATCTGATACAACTTGTTTCCCGTTGTTTTCTACAGCAGCTACAGGAGATCTTGCACCTAAGAGTGGATCTAATTTAACCTTTAATTCTAATACTGGTGCTCTTGGTGCTACTAGTTTTACAGGTGATGGTTCTGCTTTAACAGGATTAGATTCTACAAAAGCTGGTGGAGCAATCTATGAAAACTCCCAAACAATCAGTACATCCCACACCCTTACAGCTAATACCAATGGTATGAGTGCTGGACCTATAACCGTTAATAGCGGTATTACATTGACAATCCCTAGTGGAGCAACCTACACAGTAGTTTAATTATGGCAATAGCAATTAATGGTAGTGGTACTGTCACAGGGATTTCTGTAGGCGGTCTACCTGATGGAATAGTAGATACAGATATGTTAGCTTCATCAGTAGCTTTAGGGATAACAGAAGTAGATATGTGGCGAGTACATACAACTTGGCAAGGCGGTGCTAATCCAATCACTAGCAATTGGGAAAGGTTCGATAGCAACGGTGAAGGTAAATTAGGAACAGGCATGACCGAAAGCTCTGGTGTCTTTTCTTTTCCTTCTACTGGATTTTGGCAAATAGATTATCATTCAAATTTTTATTCTGGTACTGACTACGGTAATGTCATAATTTACCTAAAAACATCAATTGACTCTGGCAGTAATTACACTTACAACAGCGATGGGTATAGTGATGTTTATTTTGACTCTGGAAATGGGTATCAAAGTGCCGACGCTTCAGTGATATTAGATGTAACGAACACAAGCACTTTTAAAGTGACATTTGGTGTGTCTGATAAAGCAAATGTTTATTTCGTTGGAAATTCCGGCCAGAACCAAACGTATGCAATCTTTACTAAACTAGCGGAGACATAAATGAATATACAAACAGGTAAAGCAGATCACATCGAAGACTATTTAGTTACAGTACGTACTGGACAATGGTTTGGATGGTCTGATCCAAAGAATAAAGTTTATGCAAATCTAATCGTCCATGACGGTGGAGCTAAGCCAAGTGAAGCTGACGTAAATGCAGGACTTAAGAAGTTACAAGATGACTTCGATGCTAAAGATTATGCACGTAAAAGACAAAACGAATATCCCTCTGTGGTCGATCAGTTGGATGACATCTACCATAATGGTATAGATGCATGGAAAGCTACAATTAAAACAACAAAGGATAAATACCCTAAATGAGTTCAATAAAATTACCCCACGCAAGTGGGAATAGCATGAGCATCGCAGCTCCTGCAACGAATCCAAGTGGAGATTTAGAACTGAAGTTACCAGCAACTATTGGTAGTGCTGGTCAAGTATTACAGAATAGTTCAACGGCTGGAACACTTGAGTTTGGAACTATTCTTCCTGGGGGTATAACAGAAATTGATTGTTGGAGAATAAATGCAGACATTCAACATAATCCTTCTGAACAATGGTATACAAGTAATTGGGAAAGACAAGATAATCCTACAGGTGGTGCAAGTAAGTTAGGAACTGGAATGACTGAGAGTTCAGGGATATTTACGTTTCCATCAACTGGTTTTTGGTTGATGTATGCACACTGGAGATTTAAAAATACTGGTGCTGAACCTGCATTTCATGGTTATCTACAAACTTCTACTAACCCTAGTTCTTTCGATGGGTATTTCCCTTTAGATACTGTTGGTAGCTTTACTGATGGAACAGGAACTAATCATGGTACATGTACTGGGATTCATGTCTTCGATGTTACTAATACAACTAACTACAAAGTAAGATTGGGAGCATGGGCATCAAGTACAAATACATACACTAATGGTCACACAAACCAAAATATGACATATGTATATTTCATTAAATTAGCGGACACTTAACATGAGCACAATAAAAGTAAACTCTATATCAGATGCAGCCGGAGCTAATGGAAATGCCATTACGCTTGCTTCTGATGGAACGTGTACGGCAAAGATTACTAATAATCTAAGCAATCGCAATTTAATAATTAATGGTGCGATGAATATTGCTCAAAGAGCCACTTCAGTTGCTGTAAGTGATGGATCTAACGAAGGTTATCAATCATTAGATAGATATAAAACTTATACAAATAACAGTGGAGCCTATACAGTTAGTCAAGATACAGATGTACCGACTGATTATACTTGGGGAAGATTTAGAAATTCTTATAAAGTAGATGTAACAACAGCAGACACATCAATCAGTGCTAATGACTTAATAAGAGTTGAGCAAGACATAGAGGCTCAAGATGTTTCTAATAGTGGTTGGGATTATACAAATTCAAGCGGTAAATTAACTCTTTCATTTTGGGCGAAATCAGTCAAAGCAGGTACATATGTTGTTGTATTTATGACTAACGATGGTACAGCATATAGTTATGCTTCTGAATATACTTTAGCAGCTAATACTTGGACACATATAACAAAAACTATACCAGGAAATAGCAATCTAACTATAAACGATGATAATGGTGTAGGCCTTCAGATTCATTGGATATTATGTTCTGGAAGTAATTGGAATTTAACTGCAGATACTTGGACTAGCGGACAAAGCTATAGTACAACCAATCAAGTTAACTTCTTTGATGATGCGGCTAATAATTTTTGGTTTACTGGTGTTCAGTTAGAAGTTTCAGATTATGCCACGGAGTTTGAATTTAAATCTTATGGTGATGAATTAGCTAGGTGTATGAGATATTACGAAGTCATTATGGCTGCTGGTGCGCAAGACTATGATTTTATGGGGATGTGGTATTCAGGTTCTGAATTTACTGCAACTATTAGATGGGCTGTGCCAAAAAGAGCTAACCCAACATTAGTACATAACACTGGTACTAATTACTTCCAAGCATTTGGAGGAAGTGTCTCTGATCAATTTGATACTTGGACAGGAATGCAAAAACCAACTCCGAGAGCTGGAACAATATATAATAACAATAGTATTAGTGGAGGAACTACAGGACATGGAGGATGGTGTGGATCAGCCAATAATGCTGCCTACATCCACGTTTCTGCGGAGTTATAACTATGACTTATAAATTAATTAAAGACCCCAGAACTGGAAAGACTGATAAGTGTATAAAGTACACAGATTCTACTAATGTCGTAAAATTCATTCCTTATTCTGAAGACAACGCAGATTACCAACTTTATTTAGAGTGGGTAGCAGAAGGTAACACAGCGGAGGCAGCCGATTAATGGCATTAACACAAGTAAAAACAAGTGGTATAGCAAATGATGCTATAGACGGAACTAAGATAGCTGATTCTGCTGTAGCTAATGAGCATATTGCAGTAGATGCAGTAAATCCTACCCAAATGGCTCATGGTACAGATGGTAATTTAATTACCTATGATACTAATGGAGCTCCCGGTTTTGTAGCTACAGGTAATGATGGACAAGTATTAACCTCACAAGGGGCTGATAGTGTTCCACAATTTGAAGACTTACCCTCAAGTAATAACTATACGCACCCTAATCATAGTGGTGAAGTTACATCTACAGCAGATGGAGCACAAGTTGTTGCAGATGATATAATTGATGAAGCTAATTTAAAAGTTGATAATTCACCTACTAACGATTATGTACTAACTGCTAAATCAAGTGCAGCTGGTGGTCTTACGTGGGCTGCTGTAGAAACAACACCTACTACAACTCGTGGAGATATAATCTACAGAGCTGCTAGTGCTGATGCAAGGTTAGCTAAAGGTACAGCTGGTCAATATCTTAAGATAGGAGCCAACGACCCTGAATGGGCTGATGTTGACTCAACAAAAGGTGGAGGAGCAATCTATGAAAACTCCAATACAATTAGTGTGTCTCACACCCTTACAGCTAATACCAATGGTATGAGTGCTGGACCTATAACCGTTAATAGCGGT